CGCCCAGGCATATTATCAGCAAATAAATACAACAACTAATCCGACTGATTTTGCATTTACTGGTGGACTGAATGAAGCAGTTTTTGTGTGGGAACTTGCTGATGATCGTAGAGACTATTTCAAAGCGTTCTTGCGGAAAAAGGGCAAGACGTATGCACAGTATGATCTGCTGACTGAACAGGGTATTTCGGCACTTACATATAAAGTTTATTCGTTCCCACTTTCTCATGCTACAGATGCGGTTATTGCCGATGATGATGGTGACATTGTTTCGCAAACTCCATTTACTACATCTGCTGTACGCGCATTAGCTGGTGCTAAAAATGATGGCGTAACAACCGCAGCTACTGGCGTGTTTACATCTGCTACTGCACAATTTATAACAAGTAAAGTACAGGTTGGAGATGCCCTACGGCTGACTTCAGGTGTTGACCAGGCATATTATCAGATTCTATCAGTTGATACTGAGCTGCAGCTTACTGTAGCTATCGCAGATGGAACATTTACTGGAGAAGCAGGGCTAAACTTTGATGTTTATACGCGTTGGTTGATTGATCCTATAGCTGACGATGGTACTCTCGCTACTATAGGCGGCGGTGCTACTGGTACGCTTACATCTATTGCAGGTGGCTTCGCGGGTGTAGTAGCTGCTGGTGACATGCTTATTATTACTGAGGCAGCAAGTGACCATCGTGGTATCTACAAAGTAATAAGTCAAGATAACGATACTACTCTTACAATTAATACATCTGATAAAGCGTTTACAGCCGTTGGTGCTATAGATTATAGTATTGTTGAGCCTTCGATAGCATTGCAATACAAGTGGGAATCTGTGGTGCTGGCTGGTCACGGTAATTTGACCTTTGGCGATGCTGACCCAGATACGATTGTTAGATCTGCAGGTTCTTGGATTATAGACGCAGTTGCTGTAGGTGACATTCTAACGGTTACTGGTTCTGTTAATAACAATGGTAGCTATACAATCGCTCAAGTAAACAATGCAACTACCGTAACCTTAGTAGCTACTGACACGTTGACGGCTGAAGGTCCGTTAGCTGCAGCCGTTGTATGCAACCGTGGATTCAAACGTACAATTCAGAGCGTTGTATACGGTTTTGCCTGGAGATTGTTTGGAAACTTAGCATCTGCTGCAGACTGTTATCAGTACACTCAGCAACAATTACGGCAAACTACTGATATTGATTTTGGGCCAGGCATTTCGCGTGGTGATATTACAGATCAAATGTATGTATATAGTACTCCTACTGGTACTACAACAAACATGATCATAGATGATATCGACCCAGATGACACAAATAACGTTACGTACTATGATGCAACTGGTGAGGCACGTCTATTCGCGTATGTAGTTTCAGGTACGATTAACTTCAATACATATCTACAAAGTGATGGTGACGCAATCTATCGTATGTTCTTCTTGGATGACAATCCTCCCGGAGATGATTTAGGTCGTGATTTTGGAACCAAAGATGCGATTACGGTAAATGACGCGTCTACGATTCCTGTAGCAATTGCAGGGCTTGTTGGTGGAGCGCCATCAGTTAGTTTTACTTATGACTATGATGGAAATGAACAACGTGGAGTTGGATCGAAGGCAACAAACGCGCCAATTGTTATAGTTGCAATTGGATTAGATACTGCACAGTACGTGCGTTTCGATGGTACTATTACCCGTGCGAAAGGATTGACATTCTCACTAGTGTCTGCCCTTGAACGAAATTACTCGAACCCATAATCTGACTAGGGGTAACATGTAATGTCTACGAATACGAAAACGAAACGGTACACCCATAAGTTATTTTTCGAGAATGGGACTGAGTTGGTTGTAGAATCCACAAAGAGTTTTTTTGCTGCAATGAAGACTAGTGGAGTCAGTTCTAAACCAGGAGAATGGGTTCTATGGGAACGATCTCCTGAACCAATCACCAAACGCTATTACTATGTTAAAGGAGTAAAAGGTTATAGTTCCACTTGGCGCGAAGATAAGGGAGGAAAATTACCTAAAGCGTTGGCTACTATACGAAAGATGCCGATTGAACGACCTTCAGAAGTCGTAGACTTCGGTAAGAGTACACTGACTGAAGCCCAGCACGTTGACGAAATTCAACTAGCTGTTACAGAAAGCGGTACTCTTACGAGATATAAAGTACGTAATTCACTGTTTAGGCTTCGCGATCAGCGTATTGAGCCGAAGAATCTTTATTTAGTTAACATGATTTGGGATATTATACGTAAACAACTTAGACGAGGTGAAGCCATTCAGGATTTTACACATAGCTGGGATGTTAATCCTAAAAAGCCTTTGGAGGTACTGCACAAAAAAGACTGGAATGGAGTTAAAGATTTACGGCATCAAGAAATTCTAGATGCCGAGATTGCATTACAGCTGCAAATTATGAAAGACCAATATAAGAACGGAAAAATCCCGGAGACGGCGCGTGTTGAAGCTGAAGGCCGTGCAAAACGTAGTGCGGAACGGAAGCTTATGGATGACGATGTTAACAGAATATTTACAGGACAAGATTAATGTATGGAAAGCCAAGCCGAGGTAGCTTATGGCTAAGGTTGCGTTCGATGGAAGCACAAAGGTTATTACCATTACGTATATGCCAACAGCTTCAGGCACAGTTGAGCTTGACGCTGAAGTAGATTTTTATTCTGATTGGAAAGAGTGGGTAATAGCTAGTGATAACATAAAATATTTGGAAGCTGTCCAAACTGTTGCTGGTGATCCTATATCATCAGATCAATATATCTCTCCTTACTTCTTTTTAATAAATGGTTGGCGTATTCGGCCATATGAACAGACTCATCAAATGATTATAAATGGAAATCTTTTCGTTGAAGGTGGCGAAGATAATCCATTCATTCCAACAATTGGTGCCTATAACGTAATGGTTAGATTGAACACTACTGTTAACGCGGTTACAACAGTTATAAGCGCCTCTGGCGGCGGTGCTAGCGCTGATGACATTTGGAATGCACAATCTGCAGAGCATCTTTTTCCAGGAACTATGGGGTATTTGGTTACCCAAACTGCTAATCAAGTAGGTGAATTGCATTCCGCACAGATAGTTGCAACAGGTACAGTTGGCGCTGGTAGTACTACTACAAAAATAAATACAACCTCGACTAAACCTAATGATTTTTATAATGGCATGTACATTATGGTTATTGGTGTTGCTGGTAGTGTAGTTAGAAAAATAGATTTATACGTTAACGCACAGGGGGCCTTTTACGTTACAGACGCGTTACCATTTGTTCCTGCTGCCCTAGATGTATTTGTAATATTAAATCAACATAATGAGAAATACGGAAGTATAGACTAATGTGGTTCACTAAGCAATCTACTGGCTATCGTGGCTGGTTTCGTGTAGTTGATGATACAGGGGCATTAAGGACTGGATTAGTTGCTGGAGATTTTACTGTAACAATAGTAGACCCTGCAGATGCTGCGAACAACTCCCCATCCGTTTCAGAATCCGCGCAGAAAACTGGCATATACTATTTTGATATTCTATCGGCATTTTTTGTGGCTAATGGTAACGGTGAGTATACAGTTTCTGTAGAAGTTGATACATTTGCTGGCCCATCCGGTTTTCCAAACGTTAGAGATGCGTTTAGTACTTCCTTACAAGTTTATGATGAAGATTTTGATAGTATTGTAGATGATGTAATCACTGCTGGATTCCAAGATGCTGTTTGGATTGATAGATCAAGTGGGGTTGCTGGCATTACTGGGGATATTGGTGCGCCCTGGAATCCTGTAGATAACCTTGCAGACGCAGTTCTAATTGCTGCTGCAAGAAACCTCAGAAAATACAAGGTGAAAGGTGCGATTATACTTCAGTCTCCACACGTAGGGTGGATATTTGAAGCGTGGTCTTCACTGCTTGATTCTATAATAAATGTGAATGGACAAAATGTTCAAGATTGCATCTTTATTCGAATGCAAGTATCGGGGAATACCAGTGGTAACGATCAAACTTTTATTGAATGTGTGCTAGTTGGTATTTCAAATGCGCAGGGTGGCGGGTTTCGCTGTGTGCTAACTAGTACTATTTCAATTACTACGGCTGTACAATTCTATGACTGTCAGAATGGGGGTTTTGTACCTGTTACTTTTGATGTTTCTGGTGGCTTTCTTGAATGCCGACATTTTTCTGGCGATCTAAGGATAACCGGAAACGCAGGTTCTACAGTTGAGCTATCGATGGATAGTGGTACGGTAGAGCTTGATAACACTAATGGCGGTGGAACGGTTAATATTAATGGTACAGCAGTAGTTACGGACAACACTGGTGTTGGATGTATAGTTACAGACAATACTACAATGACTGCAATAGATGAAGTTCCTACAGAAGTTGATACAGAACTGTCTGCAACTCATGGTGCTGGCTCCTGGGAGGGATCAACCCCTGCACAGATTGATAATGAACTTACTCTAAACCACGGTGCTGGTAGTTGGCAATCAGCTACTATCGGTGTTTCTGGATTAATACAGTCGTTCTGGGGTGAGCAGCTACCGGGAACATATCAGATAGGATCAGCCGGAAATATTATTGGTAACAATCTGGATACAACTACCTTTATAAACAATGTAGAAAATGCTGTATGGGATGCAGTACAGGCTAACCATGTAACAGCTGGTACGTTTGGTGAAGTTATAGCATTTTTGAAGGCTATAGAAGAGGGGCGTTGGGAACTTACGGATGAAGATGGTGGTACCTGGAAGATTTATAGGGAAGATAATACTACCCTTATAGCTACATTTGCTACGTTTGATGAAAACGGTGCTAGAACGTATGATCCAACAAAAATTGTAAAGAGGACTAGAGTAACATGAGTGTAATTATAAAAGGTATGGGAACTAATGTACTGACGAAAGGCTTTGGTTCTTTCGTGTTTGGCCCTGTATATCGAGAAGTGCTCAGACTATATTCTAAAATCAGTAAAGTACTCAGATTGGATTCGAAATGGAAAAAGACATACTCCAGTTAACTTCTACAATAGGTCTTCAGATAGAATTAGAGTCTGTATTGGACCACACCATGGAGGTAGAAGACCAGTCTGTATTTGATGATAGCATAACGTTAGTGTCTGATATTGATACAGATTTTCCAATTGAGTCTACCTTGAAGTTAGAGCTTAGGAGCGACTAAGCGATGAGCAAATATTATGTAGGGGATAAAGGCACTGAAGTCCTGGTTGATACAGGCAGTCTTGTAGACACCGCAACGACTATGCAACTGCTTGTAAAGAAACCTTCTGGAAAAGAAGTTACCTGGACTGCCACATTAGGACCACCGAATGCGCAGGGTGAATTTACTAAGTTGAAATATATTATTAAAGTAGATGATTGGGATGAACCTGGGTTTTATACATTGCAATCATACGTAGTATTACCTGCATGGACTGGCAGAGGTGACTCTGTAAAGTTTAAGATAGATGTTCCATTCAAATAGGATGTAAATGCCCCACTGGAAACCACCATATAAGACACGCAGATCTAATAAGATTCTTAGTTTTGCGGTCAGACAAAACAACACACTTCTTGAAGTTGGCGGTGAAGCTTGCTATCTTTTGAAAAGGCTAGCGCGTATAAACACGACGTTCCAATTAGAATCAAGGAAGGTAAGCACACTTACCGAAACTGCTAGCTCACATTCGTATAGTATAGATCCTGATACAGGAGCGCTTAGGTACTGTATGTGGTCTGCATCTACGGATGCAGTCTCGACATATCCTGATGTTGGTACAATGACAGTAACTGTGCAAGCTTCAGGCGGTACTGACGTATGGGAAGCTGCTGCAGATAAGTATACGTTTATTCCAGATAGACAAGAATACGCGTGTGATATCTTTCAAGATGAAATAGACAGTAACGGTGATGCTATAACTGACGCAGTTTATGTTATATTTAATACACCACCATTTACTGCGGATAATACAATTTATTTCACGTTTGGTAATATCAATCCGCTTACGAACTTTAACGCAATGCAACCAGTACGGGACAATCAGGAGGGTTACCAACGTAGCTTATTTGGCTTTGATCAATGGATGAATCCGTTTCCAAAGATACGCAAAAAGAGCGCACCAAATTCATTTTTATTAGCATTTCCAGGGATCACATCTGACTTTACAATTACAGAAGGTGGTTTGCTAAGGGAAACCCGTGGAGATTTTTGGACGGTTCCACCACCATATAGTCCAGCTATAGTAGAGCACGATGTTGTTATTAGGGAATTGACTGGTCAGAGGTTCCAAGTTGTTGATTTTACTCCTATTTATATAGAAAATATATTAGTTTCGCAGCACTTTGACATGGTTGAATTGGACCCTAGAAGCTCAGTTTATAACATTGAATATGAGGCGGGATCGTAACAATGGCACTTACTATGTGGTATCGCGGAGTTAAGTTTATTAAAGATTTCATGTGTCAATACCTGAATTATATCTATATTGCCAATCAAAAGGGAAGTTTGCTTTTTACAGATGGCACAAAAGAGATAAAGTTTTCTAGTACACCAGTAGCCCTCAAACGTGCCTCCTGGGACGCTAGGGTGTTGCCTGCTATTCTTATTGGTAAAGTATCCGGTGGGTTACAATATATAACCTTTTCTAAGGATCTGCTAGATAGTGCTAAAGTTGATGACACCAATCAAACATATAGAGATGGTGGGGATTTTGATGTTACGCTAACATTTGCCGTTAGAGCGACTACAATAGAAGAACGCGATAATTTGGCAGATATTACGGGTATTTATCTAGCGCATCCAGATGCTAAAGATTACTTTTTACGGCAAGGATTGCGGTTACCCGAAGCACCTAAATTGGGTGCTGAAATAGATGTTAGCGAACCTACCATCGATCACCCAATTTACGACCGGGAAATGAGTATAAGAATCCTTAGCCGTTGGCAAGAAGAGCGAGCTATAGAAGAGCGCTTACTTAGTATCCTTGTTGATGTAACCACATATACTGATTATGACCCAGATACTGGGAGAGTGGTTATTATAGAGTAAACAGGAGTTAAATTTAACTGTAGCCTTTATGTTATTGTACTGTTTAGCTTAGGATTACCTACGGAGAAAAATCAATGGCACTAAGAATACCTGGAATCATTGTTAGAATCATAAATGACGCGGGAATTATCGCTCCTCCGCTTTTCCAACGATACCCAGTATATATAGGTGAGGGCGACCCCTACCGCTTACTAGAAGATACACGTTTAATACGTGGTGGTGGCGCGTGGGATAATCTGCCAACGGTTACAGCTGTTAATGAAATAGTAAGTGTTGGAGATCTCCCAGGAATTGCTAGCTATGTTGCTGGTACTGACTATACTTTAGTCGGAAATACTATTAATTGGAACGGTGCTGCAAGCGAACCAACTGTAGCCGATAACTACTATGTAACCTTTACTGAAACGCGTCCTGCATCTGCATACACTCCTATGCTCTATCTGAATGAGAACCTTATTTATCAAGATCACGGAAATGGTACGAGAACAGATGGAACAATAAATGATGTTGCAGTTGGCGGTGCATTAGGATTAAATGCAGGTGCTTTAGGTGTTATTATAGCTCAACTGAACCTAAGCGCAGCAGTCGATCCAGATAACCCAACTAACGCAGAGCTTGAAACCGCATTTATTGCAATGCGTGATGAATTAGATAAGATTACTGATTATAAACTATTCCTGAATCCTATGTCGTCAGGCATATTAAACACTACATCGGCTGCTAATATCTTCTTTAATCATGCAGTATTGGCTTCGCAGCCAGCTAATAAGCAGGAACGCACAGTAATAGCTTCTCTTCCAACTGGCACTGGTTATCAGGCTGCTGCTACGTTCGCTCAGAGCTACGCGCATGAGCGCATGGTAGTTCCTATGACTCCTGGTGCAATTAGTCGCGTTGTAGGCTATACAGGAAGCTATGACACACGTTTCTATTCGGCTGCATTAGGTGGAAAGCTGTGCTCGGTTGCAATTGGTAGAGAGATCTCAGATGAAATTATCCCTAATGTGCTGTTTGACGATAATTTTACGCCAGAAGAGCTAAACTATCTTGTACAGCGTGGTGTTTCTCCTGCTAAAATTACAGGGGAAATAGTACGCAATGTTATGGCTATTACTACTGACACAACAAGTGCACTTACAGAAGCGCTCGGTGTCCAAGATGTAAAAGACTATGTGAAAAAGTACTGGCGAGACGGCTTGTGGAATGTGTTTAGAAATGCACCTATAACACAAACATTGGTAGGCCAGGTACAAGCTGCATCAACCAACATTTTGAATTCATTGGTTTCAGATGCTATTATATCTGAGTATAAAGCTATCTCTGTATCTCAGGATAGCATAGAACCGCGCAAATTAAACATTACTGGAAAGATCAAACCCGCGTTTGGTTTGCAGTGGATGGATGTAACATTTACGTTTGTATTATCCTTTACTGCATAAGAGGTGAATTATGCCTTATCCGTACAATGCATTGCCTAACACACAGCATAGCGTATTTTACTCATATGCGATTACTGTGGGTGCTGGTAAACAAATAGGCTCGTTTGAGAAATTCTCATCTACGTTTTCAAGAACAGCAGAACGTATTCGAGAAGTTTACTTCTCAAGAGGTGCACAGACCAAAGAAATCGTGTGGGCTGGCACTGATATCCAAGTAAGTATCGATCATGTTGAATTGTATACTACATCGATTCTTCAGGCATTAGGTTTCCAAATATATACAATTGAGGATATGAACCAATCACTTCATATTCATGAGATGATGTTTATTCCCAATAACCCGTCACAATCTGGAAACACAGAACCTCCTGGAGATGCTAACAGTGAATATAGAATGGTCACCTATGAAGACTGTGTAGCTACAGCAGCAAGTAAAGAAGTAAACATTGGAACTGCTAGAATAGTAGAGTCTATGACATTTGAATGCCGTACTGTAACTGGTCAAAATTTACCAATTTCGCCAGCTTAGTATTACATTAATTTGTCGAAACGAAACGAGAGAACATTATGACGTTAAAACCAGAAGCTCCTAAAGATATTACAAATGAACCCCCACAAGATATTGGCGATATAACGCATAATACTGAATTTTATGCGTTTGAGCAGTTATTCTTTCTTGGCTATGCTGAATCTGAGCCAATTATAGTATATAAAGATGATAAACACGAATTTGTTATGAAACTTAGAACATTAACACCTAATGAACTACGCGATGTAGTTGAATCTGCACACAAATTTGAAACAGTAGGGGCACAAGCAATTACTGAAAAACTGGAAACATTAGCAAGAGTTATTATTACAATTAATCATACACCATTAGTCCTTACACAAAAAGAACAACAAGAATATTATGAAAAACATAACGAACATCCGTCATCACTAACTATGGCACGTATTATATTGCATGAAAAGATCAAATCAATGGAAATGATTGACCGTATGTACGATAAGTACATGGAATTTCAAGTGAAAATAAACGAAAAGTTTGAAGAAACAAAAAAAAACTAGAAAAGGATAGTGTTTTTAGATTTAATCTTGAGTTAATGACCCATTTTAAAGTACTTCCTACTGATCCTCGCTTTCAGTCCTTAAACCTTTTTCAAAAACTTATGTTAGTATCTGCGATGCGTGATGATTTCAAGTTTAAATTTGAAATAGGCAAAGGTTTATTTGATAAGGCGTTATTATACATGAATCCAGAGATATGGTTGAAGGAAAAAGAACACTCAGGAGAAATGCCGCCCGGTAAATACGACAAAATTAACACTGAATTTAAGCAAATCCAAACGCAGGGAAGAGCTACAGGTGTAATGCCTGAAAATACTATGATAGCTAAAGCTATAAAGCAATTTTTTGATTCAAAGGGTAAGATTGCTCCGCAAGATAGAATCGTTTTGCGAGGAGAGCTTGATGATCTTCAGGAATTTAAAGGTGCGCAATTGCCAACACCTACACCGTCTGATGAATTAGGATAATAGTATGGCCGACACAATGAATCCTGATGAATTAGGAAACATGAAAGCATCTATAGATGCAATGGCTACATCTAGTGTATCCGTTGCTGACACAATGGCAGCTACACAAGAATCTACTAAAATTATTGGTAGTTCTTTAGAAGGCAGTAATACGGCACTAGCTGCATTTGCTGCTACGTCCAAAGAAATACTGGCAACCCTGACATCACTGAATGAAATTCAAAAAGCACAAACGTCCACACAGGACAAATTAGTAAAAAAAGAAAAAGAAGGGTTGGTATTGCAAAAGGATCTTACTTGGATGCAAGCCCGCAGACTTAAAGGAATTGAGCAAGAATTAACAAAAGAAAAGAAATTTGTAGAGGTAGCTGGACAACGAGTTAAACTTAGTAAACTAGAATCAAGTATAAAGAAGAAGTCATATGGACTGATGAAAAAAAGCGCAAGTTCTGCTTCAGGTTTTGCTAAGAGTACTGTTGCACAAGTTACTGGATTGAGCATTGGGCTAGGTACTATTGTTGGATTGTTGTTAAAAGCCTATAACAATATGCGTACGTTAAGTGGTATGACGCGTCAAGCATCCGCACATTTTTCTGGTGGCGTAAAAGAAATCGGTTCTGCTAGAGCAGCTGTGTTTCAGCTTCGTCGTGGGTTTGCAGCTACATATGAGGAAGCTGGCAAAGTTGTGACATCTTTAGCTCAAATGGGGATGAGTGCGGAAGAGATTGAAGGTAAACATTTCAAAAAGAAAACATGGCTTATTTCAAAGACTGCTGACGTAAAAAAATTTACTAATATGCAGATGTCTGCGGCTAGGGATCAGACTGCTATACGCGCAAAACTGAGTAAGGAACAAGAAACTATGACAAAGGGGGATTTTGAACATTATACAGGATTGCTCAAAGAGCGGGAGGGTGACCAACGTACTTCTGCAAAATATCTGCTAGCCGAAGCGAAAGAGCAGGAAAGTGCATTTGAAAAGGCAGAAGATAAAAGAAGAAAAGGATTTAAAGCTACATATGGCGCTGCGCAAGAACTATATGCGATTGAAAAGCAATACGGTATAGGGGTACAACAAAGTGGTATGTTTGTTAAGCAGATGGAACAAGACTATGGTAAATTAAATGACGAAGCAAGGGTGATGTTGGGAGCAGCAATAGCTACAGCAACAGAGCTAGATAATATTGGTGTTGCTGAACTTGTTGACGATTGGTCAAAACTAATCGGACAGGCGCGAACGTATAAAACAGACGTGATGGGAATTCTTGCATTGTATAATACTATGATGAGAAAGGAAGATGAAATAGGATTGAAAGGGGTGCCTATTAGCGTACGGAAATCTATTGTATCTACAGTTAGTGCCTGGAAAGGCGCTTTAGATTTAGGATTAAAAGCAAAATTAGGTAAAGGAGAAACTGCTCCAATACGTGCACTTGAGTTTGAATCCATAGGTTACGGGGAGCAATTGAAACGGTTTATGGACTTTGCACGTACTCAAGCTCCTGAAGGCATTGAAACCGGTACAAAAGCACAGAAAGCCAGGGCTAATGTTAGAGTTCGTCAAATTGCAGAAATGTACAAATTTGATCCTGATGTTCAAAAATTTCTAGCTGATGCAGTTGTTGAAGGTAAGATAAATAATGAAACTACTAAACAACAACTTAAAGCATATGAAGCTGAAAAAGAAGCTATCAAAGAAAATGAAAAACTATGGAATGAACAGCGTGGGACACTGATTACAGAAGCTGGGAAGACCTCTCAATATTTATTAACAATTCAACAATTATTACAAAGGAAATTTGAGGATTTTGCGAACAAATATCTCAATCCTATATTGAGTTGGTTAGGTGATATTTGGAGCGCAATTTCTGAACTCTGGGAGAACCCTGAAGAAAATCAAAAGAAAATAGAAACAGAAAAACTAATAGCCAAATATGGCGCGGGAGGAGCATCCTATTTTATGCATGAAGGAATGAAAAAATATGGCCCAGGTATGGAGACAGGGCATAAAACAGACGCGCTACTTACTATGATAGGCCGACAGAATCCAGATGATAGCCTCCTACAATTAGGAGGTAAGGGTCTGACCGCTGGCGCTCGCGATGTTTTAGATATGTTTGGCATGCCAGGCGGCAAGTCTCTTACGCAAGCACGCACAGAGTACGACAACGCTATGAAATGGAAAATGCTGGGGGCAGCGGCGGCGGATATCGCAAGCGATCCCAAACTCGGGCCGCGATTCGCAAAAGCGATGGAACGTCGCAACTATAAAGAAACGATGAGAATACTTGGAGAATGGGATCGAGCCTCACACGTAGGTGACGCAGTAGCTGGTACGGTAGCCCCTGTAAGAAGTGACGGGGTAAAAGCATCAGGAGTATCTACAGCAGGTGGTGGGGCTACTGTACAATCAACAGTGACAGCACGTAAATAATACGTTTACGGAGGAAAGTTACATGGGTGGTAATACAGCAGTTCAACATGCAAAAAAGTTTGTAGACTTTTTGACGCCTGATGCGCAGGCAGAAAAACTTATATTTAAACGATACCCAGGCCACATATTACACGCAGCCGCAAATGGCTCTGGTATAGTAGATGAAAAAAAGATCGAAAAAATTATATTGAAGATAAACCCCAGAAGTATAAATTTTGGAAAACGGAAGGTAATTCAAAAAGTACAAACAAGTGCACCTGATCGATTTATTGTATTTGACTGGGGTCATGAACTTACAATATTATCAATTGAAGGTGTTACTGGGAATCTTCTTCCTGATTCTATAACGAAGGGTGTGTTAGACCCAGTTTCTGATGCAGTTATGGAGGTTGCATCATGGTCACCTGGCGCAGAACAAAATATTAGAGAAAACGAAAGCTGGAAAAGTGCACAAAATGTAGGTTCCCATATAAACTCTATGTTCAATAAATTGACTTTTGGTACTCTTACATATTCTGAACTGCTAGATTTATCGCCAAAGTATAAAACGTTTAGAAGGCTCGAAAAGCTCTACGATGATTCAGATGCTGATGATGATATAATCACATTAGAACTAGGTAATGTTATCTATAGGGGTTTTTTTGAAGAATTTAATTTTTCAGTTACTGCAGATTCTCCCTGGAATTGGGTTTATAGTCTTGTATTTGTAATTCTTTCTAATCTTACAGAGAAAGTTAAGAAATTAGATCCTAAACATAAAGATAAGAACTTGGATAATTCGTAGGGGTCAAGATGTCTGTAAAAATCGATACAAATGATTTGATAGCTAAAATGCTTATTCAAGAGCTGTATACTTACCCTAAAGAAGACGAAGAAGTCTTTACGACAAACTATTATGACTCCGAGATTGTAAAGTTTATGGAGGCGAATCCTCTAAAGTCAAGTTCAGTAGATCCGAAATTGTTAGCCGTTGTACCCCAAGATGTATATCATCCAGAGATCAAAATTGCTATAGATTTTACACATCAATTTGTACAAACTACTGAGGAGATTCAGGGTAAACGTCCGGTAGATGCTAAAGTTTTTGAGATTCTTGGCTTTAAAATAATTGCATTTGCAAAAAGATATTTTGATTATGTGATGTCTGTAGGGGGAAATACTAAATTTATATCTGATATTACTAGAGATTATGATATGGCAGAACAGAATGAAGAAAGTATGAATTTACTTATCAATCGTATTATCAACTATTTTTTAACTAGAGTAAGTGTTAGCCGATCACGCAAACAAATAGGGAATGCATCTCTTACATTTAAGGACGTAAAAAATCCTGTAAGAAACGGAAGAGGTAATTATCGAATATTTTTCGATTCTACATTTAGGATCTTTAACCAGTTATTAGCTCCGATGCTTCCAATTACTATTTGGGGCCGAGGGCGGTTATATAAAAATTGGTATTTTCCTATCTTTGATGGGTACATAGTGTCAACTTCTCCAACAGATTCGAATGGTTTTGTTGAATATCAGATTGTTTGTAAAGATGCTCTTGAATTAGCAAGAATTAGTGTTGAAATGATTAATCCTGCAATTATCCAATATGCTGAAAATAAAAAAGTTGATGCGATTAACCTATTACGTAAGCCTTTCTATGGCCATGACCATTTTGAGATTGTACGGAAGATGATTCGTGGTGGTAAGCTTATTTATGATCCTGTTACTAAGGCAACCCAAATTCAAGATAAACACAATGTAGATATTATACGACAGCCAACTATTACTGAACCTCCAGGGATACCTAAAAAACATGATCCAGAACATGCACCTGCAGACTTAGATGGGTTACCACTAACTGCATTAGGTAATTTTGAGGATGTTTCAGAAGATCCTGGTAAATTATTTTTTGCCTTAGCTAATATTGGAGTTTACAAAGAAAAGTTTACAGATAAGTATCGATTAGATTACGTATCACATACGGATGCTCGTAGACGTAAGTTTATTGCATGGGGAGATAAACTAACCCCTTATAGAATTTGGACTTTGCAATCGCCTAATATATTTACGTCTACGTTTGCTACAAGATTAGATGTATTAACAGAAGTTGCAGAGTTAGTTTATTATGATTTCTATATTGATGGATGCGGTAATTTTCATTATCATCCGATGCGTTTAACTAATGAGTTTTTAATGAGTAATGCAGTTATTTATGATACTTCAGCGCCTGGTAATAAAAAATACCTAAAAAGGACATTTAAGCATGCGCAAGTGATTTGCCCTGAAGAGACATTTTCGGTTAGTACTGCATTGAATATTGAAGAGTTAGTTACGTTTTTACGCGTAACCGGTCAAGAAGAAACAATTAAAGCTCCTGGTGAACTTACGGATTTATATGGTAGTGCTATAGACAAATCAATGATAGCACGCTATGGTTATCGCAGAAAAGAACTTAATAATACATTGTTTAATGTCAATCAACATATCTCTAACAAAATAACATTTTTAGATGTAGCAGCTATGGTAATGATGCAGTTTGCTAACGCTGAGCTGTATACACGCCAACAAACTATTGCGTTTCGGCCTGAATTAGATATTGCATCTCCTGTAATTTTTAGTGAAGATAATAACGTATTTTACATAAATTCTATAGAACATAATTTTGTTGTCGGAGCCGACGCTACTACTAATATTAACTGTAGTTTCGGAAGAAGAGACATGGAGTTAGCTCCAGATTTGAGTAGTGTTTTGCTAGCCACTGAAACTGCATATAACCTTAAATCCCCCTTAAATACCGATGTATTTTGGAGCAAAATTAAAATAGCTAACTGGCAAAATTACTTAGATTCATCTGATGAAACTCTATCGGAACTAGAATTAATGGAGTCAGTAAGAGAACTTAATGAAGCAATAGCGGCAATCCCAGATGAATCTTCAGCATAAAGGATCAAGTAATGTCATTTGACGGTTTTGTATTTGAAGCAAAAGTAACGGCTGTATTTCCTGAAGAACGCACAATAAGTGCTAAATGGACTAAAGCAGGTGAGCATAAGGTATTTACCGCAACTAGACGCACAATATATAATAAAGGTCGGGCAGGGAAAACCTGATGAAGAAGGTAATCCAGCTACTGTTACGTTATCCGATGGTACTAAGGTTGGGGACACCTATAAAGCTAAGATAGTGAAGGGTGGAGAAGCCGTTCTTGGGAATCTAGCTAAAGGGATATGGTTATCACTATCTAACTCGCGTAGTTTTTCGTTGCTAGGAGGGGTTAACGAGGGAATTAAGTACATATATAATTCGGGTAAAACTACAATAAGAACGTTAAGGTTATTAGGGCAAACGATTGTAAATGACGCAAGCGGACAGACTACTACATTAGGCACTGTCATGCGGTTTTTTCCTGGTCTGGGTGACTTTATAGTTAAAAATCCGCTGACACAACAAGGTGCAGTAGAAGCAACTACTGTTGTTAGTAACCCACTAACTGCACGACCAATGGCTGCAATCAAACTAGGAGATATTTTTATTGAGCCAATTACGTCACAAGATACTGGCATTTTACAACCACATACAGAAGCTGGCGCAGCTGGTATAGTTCCCGCAGTTGCTCTTCGTACAGTGTTACAAGCGTTCAGTGACACAGGATTAGAAGTTTCATCGGTAAAACTAGATAATTTAGGGAACATGTCAATAAATGCGCCTGCACCAGGAACAGGCCTTTTGTCGATATCTGCACTTACTAAGATTGCGGTAGACGCGCTCCTTATTCATTTGGGTACTACACAGGACGTTCTTGCTACAGAACCTGCAGTATTAGGTACTGCGCTAAGCACTTGGTTACTGGCGCACACTCATGGATCAGGAACAGGCCCTACAAGTCCACCAATTCAACCAATTATACCATTGGTAGATTCGATGTTTAGTAAAAAAGTATTCATAACGTAATGGCACTTTTACCCGCTACATTAGCTGCTGAGCTAATTGCAAACGTAGATAACTTTACAACGATAACAGACGCCCCTACGGCTTGGGCAGATTCGTTCGATACGTATTTTCAGTCAGCTATGGCTGGTGCGATCCCAATAATCCCTGCTGTACCCCCTGCACCATCTGTTACAGCCGATGCGCGAGATGCTATGGAAGCTGCGCTTCTGGGGATGCATGTGGATAATATGGGGTCAACTAAAATTGTAGCTGGCATCACAGCCTATTGGGGCAGCTTGAGCACCAATGCAGCAACGATCTTTGTAGTAGCTCCCCCTGCGGCTGCGACCGCGATTACACCCCCGGCTGGATTGCTTGGTCTTAAGGATTTATTGGATACAGACTTTGCAGCTAATACAACTGGTATGGTAGCAAAAGAAGCAGCTTTGACTACGATTGCTAATACAATTCATACAGCGCAATCAGATGGGGTTGCTCAATTTCCAGCCCCTCCTGGGGGGCTTGGTCCGCAAACGATAATTTAGTCAATCTCTAAGCTATTCAATAATTTCCATACGTTAGCTTCTATAGAAGATGTAAAATCGAATGGGAAGCCCGCTGCTCCAGGATGTCCGCCACCTCCAAAATAGTTAGCGATTACCTGTACATCGACCTCGCCGTCTCTTGCACGTAAGGAGCAGGCGTTTGTAATTGGATTGATCACGCAAATATAATTTAGGTCTTCTGAAGCTATATGATCTAATGCTGCATGCCCTATTTCCGAAATGTAGTCAGTTGCAAATATAATTTTGAATCGATTTCTGAAGCCGTCTGTATAGCACCTTGTTTTACTTAACTGGTTTCTAATTACCTGAGAAACATAACGTTTTTTACGTGCAATAAGATAACCTATAATAGTTTTGAATGGCTCTGTTGTGTCTGCACTAAGATCTTCTAAAAAGGCCTTTACAAACGCGTCTTTTCCTATAAACCCCAAGAGTGTATTTAGCTTTTCTGCGCGTTCCCTGTAAGGTGAATCTAGTTGCCATATATCCCAGGCAGTTACAGCCTTTATAAAATCCACATGGGAGCCTTTTGTTTTGCCCTCATATAGCGAAAACAGAATTTCAGTGGCTGATTTGGTTAAATCTACAGTTGCCCACTCGTATTTTTCTACCCAAGCACGCGTTTTGTGGTGATCTACCAAAATAACATCTAATCCATTTTTTGCTTCTTTATCAATTAGTAAGGCAGTTTCTCTAGTTGGACATATATCGCAAATTAACAGGCTATCTCCATTGCTAAATTCTTTGTTTTTTATATAGTTTACTATTGATTCATCTATGGTTTTGTAAGTATGATATGAAGTAGACACAATTTCAAGCCCGGAGGCTTCAGCAATTATGCGACTGCCAACTGCATCAAAATCGTTATGTAACTTTAGGTGCCATGCCATTTTAATTAACCTCCTGTTTTATAACATTATACTTTAAATACTAGAATTTCAAAGGATTTTTTTCAGAAGTTAACGTACAAAAAGTAAATGCAGATATAGTTGTTTATTGGAGTAAGGAAACACTATGGCAGAATCTGATATAGAACTTGATCCATGTTTGTGTGCCTGGATTGCATTCATTGGTGATTTTAAAGATACATTATTGGCGTTGTTGGACACAAGCATCGTTACATTTACTGCGATTAAAGTTACGCTAGCGTTGGTTCCTACAAACCTAACTGATCAGTTAAAAAAAGTCCGGTACGAAGCAGAATTAGCTCTAGTGACTCAGCTAGTAGGCGTTATAGAAGCGCCACTATCCTATGTAACACGCTATGCACGCCCATATGCTGACTGTGACCCTGTATCGTCACTTATCACAGCTAATGGTAAAGTAAGGGAGTTTTTGACGGGGGAGTTGGAAGAGCATAGGTTTGAATTAGAACAATTTATTGCAGCACTTGATAGAGAATCCCTCAAGATTGAAGAAATAGATAGGATTATTGATGTGCTAACAGAATTAAAATCAGCTATAGAGACATGCGGTGGTGAGGAATAACCATGGCAATTGATACTAGATTTCAATATGATTTAGGAGTTGTGTTTAAGGGAGAAGGAAATGGTTTTACTCCTAAAGCAGCTCTTGCGCTTTCCCCTACAGGTGATATTCAGTTTGTGAGTGGTAAAGATAAGCTTATAGCACAATTAGTACGAGCAATTATAAACGAAAAAGTAGGTTTGCCGTTAAATATCCCTATTGATACAGCTTCAAGGCAGGCAAGCACCTTAATTTCATTAATTTTGCGAAATTTCAAACGTATTCAAGTAGAAGAAACTGATCTTATAAACCCGGATTTTATCGGGTATACAATATATAGACGTGGTGGACCTGTCAGTTTTTCTGGGGATACTTCGGATACGTTTGTTAAGATATCTAAAAGCGAAATAACCCATAAGTTTTCAGATCTACATCTGGAAAATGGGAGTGTTTATGAGTACGCAATAGCAAAAACATATAGAAACGGAGCTGTAACTTCACAACTTGAGCAAATCAACGTTACTCCATCGCAGTTTTTATCCAAACAAAAACTAGTAATTGGATCTAATGTAATTGGCATTTCAGGTAACGAGGCTGTAACATTGTATGTAATTACAAACAAACTGTATAAAAAATCTGAATTATTAGAGACTATTGAAGAAATTCGTGTGTTTGTAGATACGCTTGAACCACGAGGGTTAATTATTGAAGTGGAAATACGCAATCTGCTCGATACACTTATTAGTTTATCTATTGGAAGACAAAATAAAATAACGTAAGAGGTAACACTATGGTACAGTTTAAATCTAAAGAGGTTGTTTTAGGTGAACTTCGAACATTTTTAACCGCATATAATAGGCTGATTGACACTGGGCAAAACAGCCTTACTAAAGATTTTATTTTGTTGCCACAGTCTGTAGGTGGATCTTTAATTTTTGAACAGCTTGAGATCGTAAATAACCTTTTTATTTTATCGCAACAAAGCAGTTCTGAGTTGGATTTAGAGGGTACAAATTATAAATTAGAACGGTCTGGTGGCACGTTTGCTATTGTTACTGCTACATTTTACACGGAAACTGTTCCGACATCTGATATTTTTATTGCTGCAGGTACAAACATGCAAACAGCTGGAACTTCATTTACTTCTCCAATAGTTTTTGAAACTGTAGCTGATTATACGGTGAGTGTATCTGCTGTTGCTGACTTTTTCTCGTATGATCGTGCACGCTATGAATTTCCGGTTCTTTGCACTGCTGAAAACGTTGGGTCAGACGGAAATATTGGTTCAGGAACACTTATTATTCTTTCAGCATCAATTGCTCAAATAGCGGGGGTAACTAATCTTGCAGCAAGCAGCGGCGGATCTGATGCAGAATCTGATGAAGATTTTAGGGCCAGGATTCAAGCAGCTAAAACCGGAAGAGATTTAAATACAGTTAATGGATTAACCTCATATGTTGAATCAGCAGGGTTTATCGATGCTCATGCTATTAGAGTTGAAGACGCAGATTCTGAAAGATCAACTGGCATAGATGTGTTTATTATTGATACGTATATAACGGCAGCAACACAGTCATTTACGTATCAACTGGGTATTCTTAGGTATTATTTTGAAAATTTGCCAGTGGTACAAGTTACTTCAGTTGTATCTTCTATTTCTGGTGTTATTAGTAGCAGTAATTATGATGTTCGGGTAGATAACTCGTCGTCACTAAGAAGAAGTGCCCTCTCTCAGGACTATATTGAAATTAGAGCTGCTGCGTCATTAACACCAGGAACGATATTTGAAGTTACATATACTTATAGGGCAGATGTTTCACAGCTTCAAAGTACGTTTGATCAAGATGACAATAACGTGCTTACTGCAGATGTGTTAGTAAAACATGCATACCCATTATCGTTTATTATCAATGCAACATTAACTTTGAAAACTAATGCAGATGGGCCAACTACTAGAAGTAGGGTTAGAAACGCGCTAATTCAGTATCTTTCAACATACCGATTAGGTCAAAATATACAAAAGAGCGATATTATTATAGTGCTTCAAGAAGGTTACGGTGATTTTGCTATTGATTCTGTTGATGCGGTTATAATTAACAGCTATTATTTACAGGATGAATTTGGAGTGACATATTTACCAGTAGATGAAGTAATTTCTGTGACTGACAAGCAATACGTAATTCACGGAACTGCAACTATAACTTAGAATGGGTGAAACATGGCATTTGCATATACTAGTGTGCAAGCAGGATTTTGGGATGATGCAGCCACCTGGGACGGAGCTACATTTCCTATTCTGGGGGATACTGCCCAGGTCAATCATCTAGTTGTTATTAGAGATGATGAAGCAGTAGGCGACGACAGTGGTGCAGTATCTGATGCAATTCAAATAGGTGCTGCTGGAAAAGTGAAATGGGGAGATCCTGATAATGAATTGGGCGGTGGTCCTACTTTAGTTGATGGCGACTGGACATTGACTCTTGAAGG